ACCTTCTCCTAATTCTTTAAATGTTGTTTTAAGTAGATTGGCTTTATCATTAGCCATAAATAACTCAAATTGCACTTCATTAGTTATTTCAGCTAATTCCTTAAATGATGTTCCAAATTTTTTGTTAAACTCTAGTAATGTATCGAAACCTTTTGTTTTTGTTGGTTCGACACCTTGATTTGCTAACATAGTTCTTGCTAACAAATCTAAATCTTGGTTTTCTGTTTCTACTCCTAAAAAACCTAAAACAGCACCTTGAGAAAACAAATCTTTCATCTCTTTAGTTGCTTCTTTTCCAGATATTTTAAATTCATCAATTGCAAGAGTAGTTTTCTTTAACTCTCTTCTGAACTCATCTTGTGGGCCACCAACCTGTCCCAATATTTCAAATGCTCTAATTGTTCCGTTCAGAAAGTTTGTAAATGCTAATAATGCTTTTTGCGATGGAGGTAAAGTTTTGTTTCTAAGTTTAGCAAATGCGGCATCAAGTTGAAAAGAAATAGATTCTGCATTTATTTCTGCAGCTGTATTTGTCGCATTAAGTGACCTTGTGAGTGAATCGAATATTTTAGCTGTTCCCTCTGCATTAGCACCCATTAAATCTAAAACACCAGATAATGCTCTTACATTACCAAAAACCTGTGCTGCAGCTTCATCGTTGCCTTCAAACTCATTTTTTAAAGTGTTAAGAGTAGATAATAAACCTTTTTCTCTTAATTGCATTCTAAGCTCGGCTGATGATAAACCCATTTCTGCAAGGGCTTCTTCTGCTTGTTGTGTTGGCTTTAGCAATGCTGATAATATGCCTCTTACCTGCGTGGCTGCTTCTGCTGCGTTTGTACCTGTTCTCGATAGAGCTGCAAATGCTGCACCAACCTCATGAAATTCAACTCCCATGGCTGATGCTAAAGGTAAAACTCGCCCCATAGATTGTGCAAGTTCATCTGCTTCTAATTTACCTTCTCTCACAGATGTAACAAGAACATCTGTTGCTCCCGTAGCAGATAAGTTTTCTGCTCCATAAGCGTTCAGAGCAGATGTAGCTAAATCAGCAACAATTTTTGTCTCCCCTAAACCAATAGCTGCTGCTTTTAGAGATGCCTCTAAAACTTCCATAGCCTCCTTACCTCTCAAACCTGCAGATGTTATAAAGAACAACGCTTCGGCCGCTTCGTTTGCACTTCGGCCTGTATTTGTTGCCATCTCAATGGCAGCTACACCCATTTTATCGACCTCATCTCCGGCAACACCTACCAAAGATTTTATTCTTGTCATTGATTGGTCAAATTGCTTTGCTGAGCGTACAGCTTGTGTTCCTGCAATTGTTAATCCACCAACAAATAAAAGTTTTAAACTACTTGCTGCACCTTTAATTTGCTGTTGAAATCCATTAAGAGATTTTTGAGATTGATTTATTGCTCCTTTAAATCCTTTTGCATCTCCGGTGACTCGATAGTGTAATTGTTCTTGGTTCATAAGAAATATTTAAAAACAAATATAAATATTTTACAACTTACGTTTTTTTCCATTCTTTTATTTTATTCCATTTGTCTATTATTTTATCTAACTCATCTTTAGGTAAAGGTTTTGATTTGGTGATTTTCAGCATTTTATCTTGTGGCAGTTCAAATAATTTATTTGGTTGTATTCTTTGAGAGCTTTTTGTAGCATTTAAATTAATCATCATGGCAGCTATATACCTCAATCTCTCCCATTCTAAATTTTGTTTTATTTGAAATGATTCTGATAATCTTATGTTTTCATTAAGTGTATTTTTCCAAAACACATCTGGTTTGATTCCACATTGACCAATGTAGAAATCTAACAACACCTCCCAAGCGTCCTCAGTTACTTTTTTTTTTGATTATCTTTGTTTCTCTCTAGACCCATGTTAAGGTCATTTCCTAATATTCGTGATTGTGACAGCGTGTTCATAACTTTGGTAAGTTGCTCTGAATCAAAATCTTCAAGCCAAGAGCCAACATTATAAACAGTATAATCAATATTATTTCCCTCTTCTTGGTCATAAGCTATTAATCCAGAATATATTAATGCTCTAATGGTAGATATGTTTACACTATCTGTGAAAAATTTATCTAAATCATTTAATCCAATATTTAAACTTTCTGTAAAGTGACACCAGAAATTCATAGAGAAGTGGAGGGTTCTTTTTTTCCCTCCAATCTCTACCTCTATGTAACCTCTTTTGCTGTTCATAAAGTAAATCTACAATTTAAAACTGTAAATAAAAAATTATGGATTTGTTCCAATAGTTACTGAACCTGTTGATGAAAAACTCCCAGAGTATGTTATTGGTGACTCACTGTCAGCTGTACTCTCTATTGAAGTTAAAAATCCATCAACTGAGTAAACCACATCACCTGTTAATGCAGTAGCAAATTTAATATTAACTTTTGTTCTATTGTTTATAAAAACAATCAGTTCTTCTAAATTTGTAGCATCATCATAAGTAACGAATCCATCAAAATTCATATCCAAACTTCTCACACCTGCAATTATTTCTCTGTAGCCACCACTATCTTTGCTCGTCGCTTCTGGCGTGTCTAAAGAGTAACTAATACTTGATGAAGTTGTATGACCAATAGGTGAATATGAACCACCATCTGTGTTTTTTATACTCATAACTACGGTTGTTCCATTCATTAATCCGGTTGAAGGCATAGTATTAAAATTTAAATGTTAAACATATAATACTACAAAAGTATAAAAAGAATATTAAAATTATTTTTATTCAGATACTGATAATGTTACAGATGTAGGATTTATCTTCTCTTCTATCTGTGCATCTAAGCTAGATTTCATCTCGTCAACTCTTTCTGCACCCATAGCTGATTCACACCATTCTGTGACTTTTGCGTTTGTCAAATCAGCAAAAGGTATGAAGTCTGTAATATCATCAGTTGATATAACTTGTGTTCCAATGATTGTTGCAGTATATGGATTGCTCTCTGCATCTACTTTGTCAGAAGTACAAGTGTATCTCCAATGTATATTGTAAACTACGTCTGTATTATCGTCTTTAGATGGGTAACAGTCAACTGTCTTGCAGTTCCACGAATAAGTATTTTTTGCTTTTGCCATAATTTTGTATTTAATATTTTAACAAATATAGTAATTTTTTAAATGTCTTTTTTCAGTTCATCTATCTCTGCTTTCAATTCTTGTATCGACTTTAGTAATATAGGTACTAGCTTACTATAATCTACTTGTTGCATATATTTATCATCTTTATCACCACTAACTGCTTGTGGCATTACTTCTTGAAGTTCGTGTGCCATTACACCGTAGCTTCTCGTACCATCTGCTTTCCATTTGAAGTCATACATCTTTATTTTAGAAGCAATCTCTAAAGCATTAAAATCTTTTAAATCTTCTTTTAATCTGTAATCAGATGAAGTGTTAAATGCTGTTGCAGAACCATCAGTAGTAACTGAGCCTACTTGACCATTTGTATTACTGAAACATATTGCAGTAGAAGAGCTACTTGTTGAAGTTGCAAAATGACCTGCAAATCGAGAGCCATCATTTATACCAACTATTGCAGAACTTATAGCTAGACCATTAGGTGTGTCGTCTGTAGTTCCTACAAGTAAAGCACCCCCACTTGTGATTCTTGCTCTCTCGGCATTTACAGTAAAAAATTGTATAGTCTTACCTGAATCTTCAGCATTTAATTTTAAATCTCCATCAGTTTTTATTTCAGCAGTACCACTACCAACATTTCTAAATAAAATAGATTTTGATTGATTTGCAGAACTATCTAATCGTAGTGTATTTCCTGTACCAAAAATTTCTAATTTACTTGCAGGGCTGTCAGTTCCAATTCCTACATTTCCACTAGAATCTATACGTAATTTTTCTGTTCCACCTGCACCTGTTGCATTAGTAGCAAATATCATATCTTGACCATTTGAACCACTTGTATTTATTGTACTTATATACGAATATCTATTTGTTGCAATATCGCTATTAGTGTGTGATGCAAAAGCCAATCTAACTTCTGTGTTAGTGTTTGTACTTGAATTTACCAAGAAAGCACCTACTG